CAACCTATCCACATTTTGTAGATCATTATTTCGTGATGGTGTTGCAAAAGCGTTTACTCATGTGCTGGTTGACTTTCCAGATATTGGTATTGGTCCCAGGACATTAGAAGACGACAAACGAGAAGGTGTTAGACCTTACTTGGTTCACATCTTACCTGAAAACGTCATCGCAGCTTTCAGTCGTATACGAAATGGTAGAGAAGAGCTGACGCACATACGCTGGCGTGAAACTATCACAGTCTCAGATGGTTGGGGCGAAACTGTCCAGCATCGAGTTCGCTGTTTGACTTTGAAAGAATATGAAATTGATGCTGAAGGTAATGTAATACCACCATATGTCGCTGTCGAAGTTTACCGTCCAGTAGACCCAGAAGCTTTTGGTGAGTATGACGAATGGGTGCTGAATACAAGCACCTTCATGGATATTTCATATATCCCATTGCTGACCTTCTATACCAATCGCGAAGATTTCATGGAAGGCGAACCTGAACTGATGGACTTGAGTGATCTCAATATTCGGCATTGGCAATCAACATCTGATCAGATCAGTATTTTGACTGTCGCTCGTTTCCCAATGTTGGCTTTGTCCGGTGGTACTGATGACGGTAAATGTCTTGAAGTTGGTCCTCGGAAATGGTTGTTCAACAAAGACCCTGGTGCTAAATTTTATTATGTAGAGCATGAAGGTAAAGCTATTGAAGCTGGTCGCAACGAACTGATCGATCTCGAAGAACAGATGAAGTCGTATGGTGCTGAATTCCTTAGACCTCGTTCTGGAACCAAAACTGCAACTGAACGTACAATGGATAGTAAAGAAGCAACCAGCCCTTTACAGGACATTACTATTCGCTTCAATGATTTGCTGAATGAAGTCCTGCGTATCTTCTGTGACTGGACCAATGATGAATACGTTGGTAATGTCCACCTTGATACTAACTGGGATGTCGATCTAAATGATGCTGCTGACATTCAGGAACTTGGCAAAGCTCGTGATCGCCGTGATCTGTCTCGTGAACAATATCTGAAAGAACTTCAGGAACAGGGTGCGATCAGTGAAAACTTTGATTACAAGAAAAATGAATCTCAACTGGATAAAGAAGAAGGTGAGCTTCTGCGTCAAAGTAAAACAATCATTGATCCAAAGGACGACGAAGTAGTTGATCCAGAAAAGAAAGTAGAAAATGAGTAAGTCAGTCAATCAAAAATACTTTGACATGCAGTTGGCTCATGACATTGAAGTAAAATATTATACTAACAATGAGATTGCAAAAGTGCTTGATCTTCTGGAAAGAAATGATCGGGATGTTACGAAGAAGCTGCGAGCTTTCGTAAACAAAAATCCTAAACTTTCTAATTTCAAAGATGCACGGTACAAAGAACTGCTCAAAGAAATATATAGTCTGCGTAAAGCAGGATACAAAAAGCTCCGGGAACAAGTAACCCCGGAGCTGGTTGCATTTGCAAAAGATGAGTCTGCTGCTCAGCTCAGCATGATGCAGGAAGCAACACCAATTACTCTTGACTTGAATTCTGTACCACTTTCTGTGTTACGTGGTGTGGTGACAGCCCAACCTTTCCAGGGACAACTCCTTAGCCAATGGTATAAGACTCTTCAGGATAATGATCAAGCAGCATTATTGAGAGCCATTCAGCAGGGCTATAGTCAGGGAGAATCGATTGATCAGATCGTGGCCAGAGTTGCAGGTACTAAAGCCACTGGATATACTGATGGAGCCCTGGCTTTATCGAGAAGGCGTGCTCGTGATGTCGTCCGTACTGCTGTATCCTCAGTAGCTAATCACACAAGGGCAATAACTTTTGAAGCAAACAGTGATGTGCTTCGTGGCATGATGTGGGTATCAACCCTGGATGGTAGAACCACACCGATCTGTATTGCCCGTGATAATAGAATCGCGTTATTCCCAGGCAAAGAATTAATGCCCGGTGAGAAATTACTGAAGCCACCAACAGCTAGACCACCAGCTCACTTTAATTGCAGATCACTTATGGTTGGTATCCTGGATGGCTATGGTATACTGGGCTCACGTCCTACTGTGCGTGATACCAGACTGCCAAGCGACCGGAAGCTCGACTTTGCAGCTGAAGCCAAGTCACGGGGCGTTTCTGTGGCTCAGGTAAGGACTGAGTGGGTCAATGCCAACATTGGATCAGTAACCGCGAAGACCTCATATGAAAACTGGTTGAAGGTACAACCTAAATCCTTCCAGATTCGGGTACTTGGACGAACCAGATACGAACTGTTTACCGAAGGCAATGTCCGTCTGGATCAGTTTGTGGATTACACGGGCAGACAAATCACGTTGGCCCAGCTCCGAAAGACTGTACCGGGTGCTTTTTCTAAAATTGAATGATTTTTTACTTGACACAGGGCTTACCTTATGTTATAATTGCCCTTTCGTTACATGTGACCTAATTTAATACGGAGACTCTAATTATGCTATTTAACTTTGCACAGAACCAAGAAAACGTTGATGGTTCTAAAATCCCAGAAGAGTTCAAATCATTTTATGCTAAGAATGATGATGGAACTTTCAACTTCAAAGGCGATGATCCTGTCGTATCAACTGCTGTCTCAGCCCTCACAGGTATGAATTCAGCTCTCGTAAAAGAACGGGCTATTACTGCTGATCTGAAGAAAAATAGAATCGATCTTTCAGTTCTTTCAGAATATGGCAGTGACGTTCAATCCATCGCTGAAGGTATCCAGACACGTATGGATGCCATGAAAAATGATGGTGGCCAGGAAGCTGCCAAGAAAATGGAAAACATGAAGACCGCAATGGCTCAGGAATTCAATGCCAAATTGAATGCTTCAGACAAACGCAACGAAGCTCTTCAGAGTCAGCTGTACGATCAGCTTGTTACCACAAAAGCTGTATCAGCAATTTCGGAACACAAGGGTAATGCTAAATTGCTCATGCCTTTCGTCAAGCAGCAGGTCCAGGTCAAAGAAGTCGATGGTACTATGGTTGAAACCGTTGTTGATGACAATGGTGCTCCCAGGTTCAACGGCACTGGCTTGCCCATGACCGTCAGTGAACTGGTAAAAGACATGAAGGCATCTGACGATTATGCCCCTTGTTTCGCGTCTGAATCCAGAAAAGGTGGTGGTACACCCCCAGAAAACTCTGGCAAACGGGCTCCAGTAGCTACCGCAGGTGAAGAAAGATCGTCTGTCGATAAGATCGCAGACGGCCTTAACGCCATGTAAACAAACGACTTAGCTCAAATTAATGCTGGTTCCTTTCGAGGCCCCAGCATTTTTTATTAAATTTTTTTATTTTTGACTTGACTTTCACCACGGTAGGCCCTATAATAGTATCTTACAATTCAATAACATTATTGCTCCGAGTGATTCTGGGCAGACCAAAGCGTGATGCGGAGGGATGTTAAGGTTGAAACCCACGAAATTAATCTTATAACAGAATCTATATTAGGAGTATTCTAATGGCTAGTGTAACCCTCGCTGAATCTGCCAAGCTTGCCCAGAACGATCTGGTAGCTGGCGTAATCGAAAACGTAATCACCGTTGATCGTTTCTTCGAAATGCTACCTTTTGATGGTATTGATGGTAATGCCCTCAGTTATAACCGTGAAAACGTTCTTGGTGACGTTCAGCTCGGTACTGTGGATACCACTATCACCGCAAAAGCTGCTGCAACCTTCACCAACGTAACCAGCTCTCTGACCACCATCATAGGTGACGCAGAAGTTAATGGTCTTATCGAAGCAACTCGTTCTGAGTATACCAACCAGACTGCTGTTCAGATCGCGTCCAAAGCTAAAAGCACTGGTCGTAAATATCGCGACATGCTGATCAATGGTACTGGCTCTGCAAATCAGTTCTCAGGTCTGCTTACTCTTTGTGCTGCTGGTCAGCAAATTGAAGCTGGTACTAATGGTGCAAACCTCAGCTTTGATCTTCTTGATCAGCTTATGGATAGCATTGTCGATAAAGACGGCGATGTTGATTATATCTGTATGCACTCAAGAACTCATCGTGCTTATAAAGCATTGCTGAGAGCTCTCGGTGGTGCAAACATCAATGAAGTTATCGTTCTTCCTTCGGGCAAGAAAGTTTCTTCGTACAGCGGTACTCCAATTTTCCGTAATGATTGGATTCCTACTGACCAGACTCAGGGTACTGAATCTACTTGTACTTCAGTCCTTGCTGGTAACTTCGATGATGGCTCTCGTACCCAGGGTATTGCTGGCTTGACTGCTGCAAAACATGCTGGTATGGGTGTTGCTGATGTTGGTGTCGCTGAAGACAAAGATAACCACATCTGGCGTGTCAAATGGTACTGCGGTCTTGCTCTGTTCTCTGAAAAGGGTCTGGGTTTGATCAAGGGCGTATTGAACTAAGCCTTTGTGCTAATACGGCTCATAGTTACGGCCAAGGCACTGATTGTCTGAGAACGGCTTTCAGTGCCTTTTTTAATGAAAATGATTTAAGTAAAAATGTAAGTAGTTTTTGACAACAAACTGAAGAACAATTGTAATACTGCTAGAGCAGAATTCTTAGGATGTTGCTATTATACGCGCTCGCAATTTATGTGTATTTGTGTCGATATTCTTTCAAGCTAATTTTACCATTTAATACATTTACACCTTCCTCTCTTAACATTCTAGTTTTCTCTTTAACAGCTCCTTCTGCTCCCCCCCTGAAGTTACCAACCGTACCATCTGATTTAATTACACGATGACAGGGTATTTGAGGTCCACAGGGATTGTTTCTCATAGTTGTACCAACAGCTCGACTGGAAAGTGGCGACCATTTTGG